GTATTCCATCTCACGAGCTGATCCTGACATCGGGATCCACTGAACGTCGTCCAACCCTGCCACAATCGGTGTTCGCCAAGCATTGTTTGAGCCAGATATAGTGTTGTAGAACTGGCGACGGAAAGAAGCAAGAGTGTTTTGAGTAACTGTTCCCTTGAGATGCAGGATGCCTCGGGCAGCGTATCCATGCGTAAAGTAATTTGCATTATACGACTCAACATTTAAGTGGTTTGTTATCATTATGATTGCTTGCTCAACCATAGATATAGCATAACCATTTGAATCTGGGAAGTTCTTTGGGTTAAAGAGCTTGAAAACCATGTCTTCGTCGCCAAAGACGTTTAGCGCCCGCATGTCAACTGACTGCTGGACATACTTGAAGTAATCTATGTTTGGTTCGTTGATCTGACCATCACCCGTAGGGTCGTTATCTGATTTCTTACGGTGGTACAGTTCCATAGCTACTTTAGCTTGACTCTTTAGAGTGTCTTTATTTACACCTGGATTAACGCGGTAGACTGTCTCAGAGGGTAGAGGACGAAACCGATGTAGACCACCTGCGCGAGTAAGTACTTTCTCTACGGCTACGTGGCCAATAGATAGAGCATCCCACGTGATCAGTTTAACAAACTCACCGAACAGCATCTCCTCACCGCGCGGCGTACCGGTGGTTCGTCCACAGTGATAGACGTAATCCTCAAGCATGTGGATGTTTTCTAGGTCTTCCTGTGTCATTGGTTCGTGACTGTTGATCTTTGAGAACTTGTAACCCATATCATAACGCTTGTGCTGTGGACGTGAAAAACGTAGCACAGTATCGCAGCGAATCTGAAGTATAGCGTTAACCAACCAGTCGCGCATAGAGATTTCTCTAAGCGTACGGTTAGATATTCTCGATATCTTAGATTTAGATAGGTAGTAGTTATGGGCAGCATGATCGTAAAAGGGATCAGTAAGAAGAGCGCGACCAGATACTAGTTCGCTCTTGTTCTGTGCTTCGTTGTCTGGTTGAAGAGTGTCAGGTGCCTTGTCGCCTTCTGCTTTGGTTAGCTCTTCTATGTCTTTACGGAGAGAATCCGTAACTGCTTTCTTAATATCTTCAATCCAGGACATCCCGGTACTCCAATCTTAGTTAGACGATCTCATTATACGATTATAATCCTAGAACTGCCATATGAAACCACCGTCTGAACTCAGCTCGTCATCATCATCTATATCAGATAGCTTACCTATTTTACCCAACTTATCGATGTTAACTTCTGGATTAAACGGGAGATTGTTAACTTTAGCATATTCTTCTGGAGTTGGTGGTTTAAAGAAATTACCAGTAGAATCAACTAGTTTTGACATATCCATATCTAAACCGGCAGAAGAAAGAACAACGGCAGATCTACCGAAGAGATTAGTTATACTGTAGCGCAATGCATCTAACCAGTGATCGTGCTCAGTGTCTGGGTCGTCTGATATCTGCCCTGACGCGTCAGTCTTATAGTGGTATAGCTGGAACTCTCTTATGAGAGGCTGGCAGGTTTCTTGCGCAAAGAATATCTTTGGCTCACCTGTTCCTGGTATCTTTAACCATTTCTTGGTGATCTGTATGCCAGTGTTTACCTGACCTTTGTCTGTGTTGGTCGAGGTAGGCAGACCCAGCTTGCGCATCTCAACACCATCACCTGGATCCGCTTGGTCAGGAAAATAGAGTTGGACCCTATATGGCTGGTGCCATTTGCTCTTAACGTGGTGCATCCAAGCAGGTCGAGAAATGTACGTCATACCATCACAGCGAACTACGTAAATATTCTCTCTTGAGTCCACAAAAAACACAACTAGCGTGTGTGGGTTGGACCAACCCCAGTCGATGCCGGCATAAGCGGGAAGACCCATGGCATGGCACTTCTTAACGAATATGTCGTGGTTGCATTCGCCTGGGAACTCCTTGCTAGTCAGTGTTAACCACATCTGGTTCCACGTTCTAACGTGCACTCTCTCATCAAACTCTTTATATACGATACCCTCTACCGAAGGTTTTAGGTTCATCAACTGAGACATCGCCCAGTCTGGGCCTTCTGACAAGACTTTCTGGGCGAGCTCGTCTATTGTTTTAAGCATTGGAGACGCAGAAACCTGGTTCTTAGAATCGCCTAGGCATATTGGAGCCAGTGGACATTTATAGCACCCAGCATACATCTCGTACTTTTCGTACTCTTTCTTTTTCTGGTCACCTAGCTTGGCGTAGTCTTGGGGAGTACGGACATCGAAGGTCTGCTGGTCTATGTAGTACATTGCCTTATCGGTGCCAGACCTGGAGTCTGGACAGCGCTCGGTAAACTCAAACGCAGTCCACCGGCGCACGTGGCGACCTTGTTTTTCTGCGTTTTCAATAGCTTGGTTCATTAATCCGTATCTAGATTTTCTAGTAGATATACCGACTCTAAGTGGTTTCTTTCCTCTTTTGGAGTCAAGCATACCAGAGATCTCTTTGTAAGCACGAAGTCCTTCACCTGAGACTGTATCAATCTCGTCCACCACAACCAACGGTACGTGTGGTCCATTGCAGTTGTGGTTAATCGTACCGTCTGCCGTAACAAACGAATTTGACATGGGGTTCGTTGGATTATCGCTAGAACGAACCTCGAGTTTTGCTATTTGCTTTAGGCCCGTATGGGTCCGGGACTTCACCTTTGACATATTTTTAATACCATCTTTGCTTGGCCGGCATCGTAGATCTTATACAATTTTAGTTCCTTGGCGTGATCCTTCTGAGTAAGAAATCTAGAGTCCATATTTGCTCTGCAATGAAGCCGATTGTATGTCTTGTCGTAATCGGTCCACTTCCAGCCAAGCGTGGTTCCAACGTGCTTGAAACCAAGCTTCTTGAGCGATTCGACGGTGCCGTATCGTAGATCGACAAACGTGTAGATCTCGTCTAGGCTAACAGCAGTTAGGGCATGCTTGAGGAGCTTTGAATACCCGCCTGCAACGACCGTTTCGAGCGCGGAAGCAAATCTAACGATCTTGGCTTTGCGGTCTTCAATCCTGATGGATAGTAAACACTTTAACTCTTCACCGCACGTCAGAGCGAAGTATCTAGAAGCAGGTGCAAACCCCATAAGGTGGTTGGTACGAAGGAAGATTCGTGCTTCGATATGTGTTACTTCGCGAAGCTCTAGCTTCCTAGCGTATAATCTGGTCTGAACCCTACCTGTCTTGACCGCGATCATCGAGTCAACAATTGGTCTTTTATAGAACACCTCGTCAGCCCTAAACTGCAACAGTTGCATGTTAAAACTTTCAGCCTTTTCCCTCGCAGAGTGGTGGTAATTCTTGCCGACCACGGCCTCAGAGTGCCAGTAGAGACCATCAACATTTACGAACAGATGGTCGCTGACCTTAAAGTCTGGACGAATCTTGCATCCAGGTGCTGGGAAACGATCAAACCTCTTGAGGAGAGTATTTGAACTCATTAGTGTCTCGATGTCGCTCATTTTGATGTGCTGGTCTAATGCCTCTTTAAAATCCTTCTCAGATGAGCACTCATGCTGATGGAATATCTTGCAGGCGAAGGAATAGCTGATCTTATCTGCATAAGATGCGGACCAGATCTCCTTTAGCGATTTGCCGTCTATGTCCTTTGCAAAGCCGCTATTCTGCAACTTACTTATGCGATCTTGATGAGTAGATTTAACCCGCTTTGACCTTCGTCGCTCATTGAGCCTGGCTTGTCGGGATCTGCGATTATCCTCTTTTCGCGCTAGCGCCTCGGGCGTACGGAACCGGCTGGAATTTGCCTCGATAACGCGTGGTAACATCAGCGCAGTTGGTACGCCAAAACGCTCGATATTGGTCTTGGCGATTTTAGGTATCTTTGCTTTTATCACCTCGCTCATCTTTAACTTGAACTCGTTGGTCGTGTGACTTCGAGCCCGAGCTGCCGAGAGTTTATCGCTCTTGCGATTTGGATGTGATTGGCCGTAGAAGATTATCTTGTACACTGGTGCCCACCACTCGCCGTGATCCTTGTCTATGAATCTAGCTTTCTTATTAGAAGAAACGTAAGAATCCGCATCTAGTGATACTTGGCCACTATGGGTCTTGTAGAGAGTTTCTAGCAGCTCGCCTAGACTCAGCCGCTTCCTGCGGTTTGGATGCCTTTGTCCACAGGTGATTATCTTGGTCGGAGTTGCCCACCACTCACCATGATCCTTGTCTATGAATTTGGCCTTCTGGTTCATCCCGATGAACGTCGACAAATCTATCGAGATAGTATCGCCGTGCTTTTCTTTCAAAGCTGGAAGCAGTTTGTCGATCGATGTTCTAGGCTTGGCCATACATACTCCAAACTCATTATACCTCATGTTTCGTTGAAAGCCTTTACCTAGTATCTCATGCGCTCATCACGTCGTCGTCGTCGGTGAGACACTGGAGCTCGACCCATCCACGCTGAGTCCAAACTTTGTGGTCGAGGGTTCCTTCTATTGTTCTTCCATCTTCTAGCTCAACTCTGATGCACTCAGCTTCCTCAAGCTGGTTACCTATTACCTCGACGAAGCCGATCGTGTCTTTAATTAGATCGCCCTGCTTTAAATCCATCAGCGATCTTATTGCGCCGTGCTCATCAGTTAAAACAGTAGAAGAAACCAGGCATGCCTTCAAGGTACAAGGCAGCACTTCGAGTGTTATCTTTTCATGCCCAACATTAAACACAGATTTTTCCATCGTTATCTTTTCTAGTATCCTGTCAGCTTCCTGAGTCTTTGCTGGTAATATAAGAGGTTTTATCCGATCAGACATCAGGAACTTCTGCTGGTACTCGTAGCATCTCTTAGCCTGAGAAAGAATAGCACCTACGTGTACCACATCCCGTTGGTCATGGAGAAGGACTAGCAACTCTGCAATAGCCATGCCGAGCGTTTTTCCCGATCCACGACCTGCCACATATAGCAGCTCTTGGACGTTCTGTGGGTTATTAGCATTCGTGCAAATATCGTACACCTCCCAAACCGCATGGAACGGTGTTATATCCGCGTACCTAGACACCTTACAATCAGGTAATTGAAGGTTAAAAAAGTATTTTATGTAGTTTTTAAGATCTTTCTCTGTACGGCAGGGCGATAAGAATATCTTTTCTAGTTGAGCCATAGTTAGGCTAGAGGCTCTTTCACTCATCCTCTTAGAGGCCAGTTCTTGCTTGGCTACCTTAGTTAGCTCAGTGGATTCTGCTTTCTTCTTTGGTAGTTCTACGAATCTTTTATAATGGTTGCTACAGTAACCGCGGGCTTTTGTCTTGTTACCACAGCCTTCTATAGAACATGTTTTTGAGTCCTCAGACATCTTCTGGATCCTGAGCAAGCTGCTCTAGCAAAAGAGCTTCTTCGGTCTTTTCGATCTGCAGCGGTGTTACTTTTGAAGGTTTAGATACCAACCTAGGTGAACTGGATTCGTTTGGGTTTGATAGGGCTCTTACAGAATCAGTTACCTTAGCTAGCATCTCGATGACTTGTTGGTATTCTTTTATGTTCTTGATGCGCATCTGCGGGGGTGGTGTTTTGCTTGGATCATTGAGATACTTACGCATCTCTTCTGTGTTCTCGACAGCAGAAACAGAAACCATATCAGTTAAAAACTCCACCTGCTCTACGGTGGAGCGAATTATCCTAGCCTTAATTCGATCGTATACCGAATTAGCTAGTTTCTCTTTGTCTTTACACCAGTTGTTCAATGCAGCAGTAAGCGCTAGTTTGCCAACAGGATGCTGTGGGAACCTGCGGTTTAGATCTTCTAAAGAGTAGCCCAGCAGGAACAGCTCGTACACGGGTATGGCTTCTTGCTTAGAGATAGCACCAGCAGTTTTATGCTGACGAAGGTATTTCTCAGCCTCTTTGATCTGATCAAACGATAGACCATATCGTTCTTCAGCATTTAGTCTTTTCTTTAGCAAGAAGGTTCTCCCAGGCAGGATGGGCCGAGATGTTGTTAATCATCTGCTGCAGACGTAACATCTCGATCATCTTATACCTGGAGATTTGCTCCTTTGTAAGCCCTAATATCAGCAATATCATCACAGATCGCTCTAGCTCAGTAAAACTATCAAGCAGAAGCATGGTTTCATTAGTTGGTGAAACTGTTATATTGGTGATCAGATTCTGAACAATCAGGTCGTCTATTTTTCTGGTGTCTTGTATGTTGGTCAGAGTACCTGATAGTTCTAGATAGGGATCTTCTAGGTAACTGATCCAAAGATCTTGGCGACAGTCTTCGTCATTAGACAGACTGTCTATCTTCCTCTGAATCATCGCTAGGCGTGGGTTTAGTATCCTCATACTCCGAACTTTCTTTTAAAGACACATCTACGTTCCAGGCTGGTCCACAGTAAGTTTTCACAAAACTATTCAGCATTCTGCTCATCTCTAGATTACCATGACGTTTGAGAAGCCGCTTAACACGCCACATATCCCATAGCGAGCTACTGGAGTGCAGGTCTATATACCTATTATAAGCCCTAAGCAGGGATTTGGGTGCGTAAAGTACATACTTTATGTGCTTAGTGTTTGTATCTACAACAAGTTCTACTGCTGTAATACTTTTGTTAGCTAGGCCACCGTAGATGTGTAGGTTGTCTTTTGCTGCGTCAGTGAAAAGACCATTGTTTAAAAGCCAGCGGTTTTGATCGACGTACTCATTGATATTATTAGGCATTATTTATCCATGTAGTTTCTAATAGTTAGCTTCAAAAGATCCCTGTCTAAAGAACCAGAATAAACCCTATCAACGTATTGATCAACCATAGCTGACGTAGTTGGAGCAGAAATACTGGTCTTAGATACTCTAATGGAATCAGTAAACTCGGTCTTAAAAATAACTTTAGTAGTCTTTTTAATGGCTTGAATGTTTTTAGATTCTAGTAGAGCCTTTATCTCTGCCCTAGGCCCTATTAGTTTTACCGTCCAGATATCTTTTTCACTTAGATCGAGCTCAGTCTCGCCGTTCACGTAGTGATCAAGCGTACGCCACATAGGAAACGGTGACTCTATAAACTCTTTATCTAGGGTGTTGGTGTCTATGATGGTCAAACCTTTGACCTGGTTGGCGTCACCTGCACCCGTTGATAGTGGCGTACCGGGATAAAGAACGGATTGAATGGTCTGATGCTTATGGATATGTCCAGATACCACAAGGTCGCACCGAACCTGGTCAACACGTATTCCCTGGTCAGCGAGTCTGAATCCATAGTCAGCACCAATAAAAGTATTATGCGTCACAGCTATATCTGTTGCTATATCGGGCCAGTCACTAGGATCTGGTAGATATGGTACGTATGTTATACCGTCGGCAACCATTACCGTGTCTGCTACGAGTAGATCCCGGCGCCCTTTGAATACCTCTAAGGCGTGGTACTTACTTGAGTTGGGCTTGTACATATCGTGGTTGCCCAGAACCATGACCATGGGTATCTTGAGGTTGCTGACCCGATCAAGATGGTCGTTGACCGTAGATAGAACCTCAGCCCTAATAATAGAGTGCGTATCTAGTGTGTCACCTAGATTCACTATGAGATCTGGTTTCTTCTCCTCAGCAACAGACTCCACCCAGCGCAGCAGGTCTACACCTTGCGAGAGATGGGTGTGTCTGATGTGTGGATCTCCGATGAAGAGGATTCTTGCCATGATAGTCTGTTCACCCAGTTATCTAGTTTAGCGTCACCTAGCTTTGGTGCTGTCCAAAGCCTTAGGTTTGTAAACGTACCCATAGCACGAATACATATCATGCGCAAGACCCAAGCGCTGGGAAGCACCCAGAGGGCTTTTTGGAAAGCGTACGTTTCGTCTACTTCTTTATCTTTCATTAGACACTTTCAGCTAGATCCTCGTCAACAAAACCAGAAGAATCCGTTTCTACCTTAGAATCCTGGTAAGCATAGCATGCCGTCATTATCTTGTTCTGCAGGTCCTTGTCACCAACCACTAGGTTGCGCATATTCTGCTCACCACGAACCGGTAGGTTTTGCTCAAACTGCCACATCTGGTTGTTTTCGCGACCAGTATCAGGATTGATAGGGTGCTTGATAACGCCTAGAGCTTTGGCTAGTTCAAATATCTCGCCACCAGTATCAACAACACCAAGACTGTAGTGGAACGAGAACTCAGCCTGACGTGCTGGCGCACCCATGCGGTTTTTCTTAACCTTTACACGAACCTTGTGACCAACCTGGGCAGCAGCGCCAGTGATCGTCTCACCAGACTCTATAACGCCCTTTTTAGAATCTAGGCGCGTAATCTCAAGCATCAGATCTGCGGCATGCTTTAAGGCATGACCTTCTGAGATAACGTATGGGTTGCGTAAAGCCTTCATCGGATCGAGTTGCGCCGTTACCTGTTGGATAAAGAAGGTCAATAGTTTATGCTCAGCAACTACAGGAACTACTAATTTTAGAGCTGAGCCGAGGTATTGGCTTCCACTGCCGCCCATGATCTGGTCAGTAGTCTGCTTGCGTACGTCCTTGGGGTACCTAATCGATTTAATCGAATCGATCACGATGGCCCTTATTGGTGCACCATCTTGAAGCATCTCAAGCATCTCGCCGCCGATATAGTCAAAAATCTTAACAGGATCATTAGATTTTCTAACTACTAGACGATCAGTGTCGCCACCAAGCTTCTCAAACATTTGTGCATTAAATGAATACTCAGCATCAAACCATATGGATAGCGCTTCTGGATCGCGTCTTTGAAGCTCGACGACCCCCATCATGGCCAGCATCGATTTACCTGAGCTTTCTGCCCCGTATAAGATATTAACCTTACTGGGCAAAAACCCTCCTTGCGCAGTAGCCCAATTTAAAGATGGCGACCAGGAAGGAATAGCTACAGGTATTTGTGTCTTTAATTTAGACGCAGCAACACCCAGATCACTGGTAAGCTTAGACATCCATTTGTTGGTTGACATATTTACTTTCCTTAAATTCTAAATATTGCTCTTTGGTGTTTAAAATCTTTTTGTTTCTCTGTGTTCTACCGTATTTGACATGAAATTCTTTATGGCATATTTCGCAAATACAGACCAGATTACTCAACTCATTCAACAGGTGGGGATGATTTGCGTAATCATATAGATGATGGGCATTCAAGGCCACACCTCTTTTAGAGCAACAATCACAAGTATAGTCTGCTAATTGGAAACACTGTCTACGAAGCTGGATGTCAAACTGCTGCTTTCTAACGGCTTCCTGCTTCCAACCAAAATCATCAAACTCTTCTAAAGATATACCGCGTACTTTACAGCTAATCTTTATCTTTGTTTCTTCTGAGACGCTCTGCCCCCTGTTGGGAGGAGATTTACCTAGATTTGCTTTGCGAAGTTTTCGCCTTATATCTTCGCTCATTGGCTTGCCTTTGTTGGGAGGAATCCTCCCTCTTGAGGCTAAGCCAACAACAACCCCCATGCACTTACCGCACATTCTATCCGCCGAAGAAATACCGTCAATATTAGAGAAATTGAGATACCCTTTATCAAAGCCGCATTTATCGCAAAAATGCCTGTAGAGCTTATCTTTTCTTCCGTCCTTTCGGTGTTTTATTTGAAAATCTGTCTTATCTACGGCCATCTCATTTCATCCCTTCCCAGGGAGTCATGTAACCGTCTTCAGATAACTTTCTGACAGCATCTATAGCAAACCTAAACTCTTGCACCTTGTTTCTCATCAGCAATGCCATTGCAAGGGCCCTAGCGTGTATATCCTTGGCTCTCTGAACATCAGGATCAAGGGCTACGTAGGCTTTGCGAGATTCAACGGTTGGCTTTTCATCTCTTGCCTTAAAGAAATCAGGTGCGCGATCAAGGTAAGCTATAGCTTCTGCTGTATCAACGGCTGATTTTGCATTTAGTTCTGCTTGAACAGCTTTTGCATGCATAACTGATGATACGTCATAGGCAATGATGAACTCCCGTAAGTATACGGGAGCCATCATCTTATTGAAACCTTGACCAATATCACTTAGTTTGCGTGTAAAACCTGCTATCCTATTGAGATCGATCGACTGCAGATTCGATTCAATCACTTCTAGATCGGTTGACACGTTTTACCTCAGTCGTTGAGGAGTGATTCTGCGAAAGCAAAGATCTCATCGTCTTGCTGTTGGTTTTTAGAAGCCTTAACCGAAGCAGCGATTGCAACGTTGGTTTTGGCTTTAACCACTGGCTTGACTTCTTCTTCATCGTCTGAATCGTCAAAACGAGTAGCGATTGCTTTTTTAGGCACTACCGCCTTAGCTTGCGGAGCAGCTACAGCAACTTCTTCCTCATCATCTGATCCAGCATCAAAACCATCTACGCGTGCTTCTGGGTACTGAGCATAAAGATTAGCTAGATTAGCTAGAAGTACCTGACGAAGCTCATCGTAAGAATGACGCTTGTAGATGGTGGTAAGGTCATAGCCAAGACTGTCATAGTTTTCCATGACGTTGGTCGGCAGAGAATCCCTGTCGTCAACCCACACGATACCTTCTGCGGTCTTTTTCTTAGCTTGGTTCTTGCCAACTGAGTACTCGGTGTCAGTACCTTCACCATCACGACGAACCTTAAACCATACACCAGAGTCTTCTGTATCTGAGGCTAGAGACGTAGGATCTTGGCCATAATCAGTAACGTACTGCATCATCTGCTTCTTCATCGCGTCGTGAGCAGTTTTCTTAAGTTCTAGAAGACCAACTTCACCGGCTTTGTTGCAGGCGTTGTAGACATACGAAGCTTTAGGTTTGATGTTCCAGAGGGTATCATTGAACGGCTTCAATGCTTCCTTGGTCTCTTCTCTAGAAGCACCGCGGCCTTTAAGGGCTGATTCTAGCTTTTCTTTCTTCTTTTCTAAGAGAGCGACGTATTCAGATACTGGGCACGCATCTTCACCGAATGAACGAGGTGATGAATACGGGCGGCGGCGACCAGTCTGGGGATCAGAAAGCCATGCGATCACCCAACGCTTATACGCGTAACCATCTGAATTTTCACCGAACGGAGGGAGAACGCGGTAGATATTCTCACCTGGGTTTACGGCGTGGCGCTTCCATTCTTTGCGCTCTTTAAGAGACTCTAGGTTTAGTTTTAGATTGCTTTTAGCCATGGTTTTGTTCCTTTGCCTGCGTAGGCGTTAATACCCAACGTTGGGTGTTGTTATTATACCTTATGCCTGTTTCTCAACCGGAGTGGTAGTAACTGGTTCAATCTTTTGCTTCTTTTGTTGAGTGGTCTTTTGCTGTGGTTTTGTTTCCACCTTTACGGGAGCAGGAGCAGTGTTCTCGAGATCTTCTAGCGAAGCAGCTAACTCGTCTAAGGCTTTGGAGGATTCTTGGTCGTCTTGGGCTACTGCGATCGGTTCTTCTTTTGGTAGGGGAGCTACCGGTGCCGGCTTCGTAAGGATCGGTGCGGCTTTCTCTAGTTTTGGTTGACCAAGATGAGCATGGATCTCACTGATATCGATCTGGGGGATACCAAGGCGGGAGAATACTACTGCGTCTTCTGGGTTTCCAGTGAAGTATATTATCCGAGTTGAAAACGAACGTTCCCTAACAACAGTCTCATAGTATTTCTGGTAGATAACCGGATACCGTGCCTGAAACATCTCGTGCACTACACCGGCAACTTCTTCATCGGATTCGCAAACACGTCCAGTGTGATCAGTTGGCACCACGTTGCGGTACGCGTTGAAGTTCCTATCGTAGCGCCTACCAATCTCTTCTGCAATAGCGCGGAGATAGTTTGGACCAAGAGCTGCATGACCACCTTTGCGCTTAACGCTAGCTTTTACCTCGTCAACAAACGATGGTTTTGACACGACCATCTCTTTTGGCGATAGTTCATTCGGTGGACTTGACGTAATAACGAATACGCTATCCATGTATTGTCTCCTTTGGTTTAGACGCAACGATTATACTTTACGAAGATTTGCGCTTCGTGTCTGGTTTTTCAACTCTATCAATTTCTAAGATCTCTAGAGACGGAGAACCCTTCCAGCCTCTCTTTAAGACACCCATAACGTACACCAACGAATTAGATGGGTACCTAAGCGCTCTTCTTTGCTCCCACTGTGTGCACTCAATAGTCATAAGACCATCAGACAGAACTACGTCTATCTTGGACCAAGGTTTGCCGCGCTTAGAGATACCACTGCGATGGGTGGATGACTGGAAAAGACCAATCATAGCAACTTTTATCTTATCCGTAGACTCAGAGCTTTCTTGACTCTCGATCATCCTAGCCGCAACAGTAACAGAAGCGATGACTGGTACCGTTGGTAAGGTGCCGAAAGCCATAGGAATATCACGCATCTTAGTTTCGCGCATTGCGGGCCATATGCTAGATATCTCTTGGCGGATCAGAGGATCAGCGATAAGGGCCTTATTGAAGCACTTATACGTGTCTCTCTGGCCAAGAAACATACCAAGAGGAGAGAAGTCGTGGACGTCGCCCTTGGTGCCTTTTATTTTCTTTATAGTCTTAAAAGACTTTACAAACCCACGCCTAGCGTCTGGTATCGATACGCTGAGAGGAGCCAACTCATCGAATACGCCGGCTTTAAGCAGAGCATTGAAGTGGGAAGAATTAACAGCTCCAGACATCTTGTTTATGAAGTCTTCAGCGGAAGAATACGGCCCACGCGCTATGATTGCCTTGATACTAGATGGCCCCAAGCCCTTAACAGTCGACAGCGGTGCGGCGATCCTGTCGCCAACTATAGTAAACCTGTCAGCAGGAGACTTAAGGGACGGCGGTGTGATCTTATCTCCAAGTATA